TCAACTTCGTCTTAAAGTCGGAGATCGTCCTTAATGGTGGTGGATTGACCTGATTTCTACTAGCCATAGTTGATTAAACCTCTGTTAATTAAACGGAACCAATTACTTCTTCAAATGCAACACCAGTTCTGGTAGCAACGAAGGTAAGACCAATGAAGTTAATTGATCTTGCTGGTTTGATAAAGATGTCAGCAACAAATTCATTTCTATCAATGACTGCTGCAGTATTATTTGTTTCATCGCAAATCACAACAAAGTCAAATATACCTCTGTTGGATTGAACCTCTCTTAAGAATGGTTCAACTATATTTACGAAGTTTGTTCTTGTTAGTTCATCGTTGAACTCAAAGAGTTGATCCTTAGCCGCTGCTGAAATAGCATCTTCTAAGAAAATGAACAATCTACGAACGTTGATTCTGTCAAACGCTGATGACTTACCGAATCCAGTCTTGTCTCCAAAGAGAACAATACCAGCACCAGGTGAAAGAATTACAGGATTAATTCTATTTGAATATAGAATGTCTCTCTGTTTCTTACCAGGATTGTAGATAAGTTTTACAGAATTTAAGATTGATCCTCTTGCTGTACCAGCAGGTGAGAACCAAGGGAACTGTTCAATATCAGTTCTTGCACAAGTTCCAGCAATGTCACCATTTAAAGGTACATAGCGGAATGTGTTATTAAATCTATCAAACATATACTTGTATCCACTATCGAATACACCGTATGTGGTTGATGTGATAGGAGCATAGAAACCTACAACATTATCTGTCATTGTGTCTATGTTATTAACAGTTACAGTTCCAACTGAAGTATCGTTCAAGAATGCTTTACGATATGGTGAAATAAATGCAACTGCATCTTTTCTTATCTCTGCAACAGCGATTGCTTTTTCAGCAACTGCCTGTGATTGCTCTTTAGAATAATGAGCAGCACCCATAAGAATGAAGTCTACTTCTATTTCCTCTGTATTTTCAAATAATGTTAATCCTGAGATAATATCATCAATACCAGAGTCAAGTGCACCTGTTGTTGTGTAGTCTGTTTTACCACCGTAGTTTTTACCAAGTCTTGAATTTACATCAGTGTAATCACCGATTGTTAATCCAGCACCAACATTAGAAGAGGTAATGGCTTCGCCAAGTGTTCCAGCTGTATTTCCTACACCAGCAAAGGTAACGTTTTCAACGTTCTGATCCCATCCAGTATCAGCATCAATAGTGTTTGTGCTACTTACAGAGTAAGAAGTTGTAGTAATTCCAGCGAATCCACCACCACTACCACCGTAGATGTACTTAGAGTTAGTTGCAAGATACTTTCTCCAGTATGCTGTTGAACCTACTGAATACTCAGCATCCTTACCTTTTGATAAGTTTAGATGTTTTTCAAGGATAGTTCCAGCGTTACCTGTAATTTCTCCTTTGTCATCAATTACAACAACGTGAACCTCATCAAATCTACCGCCTCTTGCAGCAGCATATGCTGAAGTACCTGGTTTGTCTGATAATTGATCCCATTCTAATGTTCCAACTGAAAGTTCTATGTTCTGTTGTGCGAACCAGTCTTGTTGTTGTGTGTATGTTACTGTACCAGCACTGATTGTGCTAAATCCAACACCATTAGTGGTAATTTGTTGACCTGTTGTTGTCAATCCAATTGCACCAGTAGCAGTAAAGTTGTATATACCACCTTGTGTATAATCAACAGCAGTCTCAGTTCCATTCGCAGCTACGTGTGATAAAATCTTAAGTTCTAATGCTGTTTCACTTACTTGTTTAGTAACTATACCTTTGATGTAACCATCAAGAGTAGTAGTTCCAGTTGCATCTGCCTTTGTTCTACCATACGCAGTTTGAGTTATCGCATAACCAACAACAGAATTACCTGTGGCATGCCCTACTCCCGATAATGTTGTTCCAGCAATACCAGTTATTATTTGATCTGATTTTGAGTCAATTGTTGCAACTTTAATTCCATTTGCATAACTACCAGGTGTTTTTGCAACATACTCAATACCAGCTATCACATTCTCATCATAACCTAATTGATTATAGTGAGTATCACTCTTAATCTTTATTCCAGTATAAGTTGAAGATATGCCAGAACTAATAACAGCGTTATTTAAACCAGCATCGTCAGCACGAATAACTTGCATTGTTCCACCATATGCTAAGTATGATGATGCAACCATCCAATATTCGTAGTGCTTATCTACTGAATAAGGTTTTCCAAAAGTTTGTAGTAAATCTTCCTCACTCTCAATGAGTTGTGGTTCCTCTACAGGACCTTTCGTAAATGGAGCGACTAAAGCACCGATAGAACCGCTTGTAGCGTCCACTCTACCGATGGTAAGGTCTACTTCTCTAACTTGGATACCAGGAGAGGCTAAATTTAGAGCCATCTTGTATTCTCCGATCTCAGGATATTTTTTCTGGAATTATTTATTGTTTACCATTATTTCACTGGGGAAACTATGCATGAACTACCAATCTGGATACTCCCAGTCTTTTATCTTTGGTTTTTTTCTACTTTTTATTCTTTTTATAGTACACTCCTTACATTCATATGAATATGATGATTTAATATTTTTATTCTTTCTAATTAGATAATAACCATCAATTAAATCTTTCATCACACCACAAACTCTACACTTTCTCTCAGAGAGTGTAAAATGACCGAGTTCTAACTGTTCATCAAATTCCATCCCAGAAATGATCGACACCCGCTGGTTGCATATTCCTTGATGCCACGTATAATCCTATATTCGTTACAAACCACAGTATGTTTACAACCCAAGCATTTCTCCAAAGATATTTTCGATTGTATTCAACAATGTAGATATTTCTATCATTGCCACTTTTTCGCACAATCTGCTCCAATACTAATGCAACAACAAAACCGATTGCGTAAATGTAAAAGATAAAGTTGAGAAAACTGGAACTTAGAAGTAAAAGGGAAATCATAATCCTCCGTATTGTTGAATTTTTTTCTTGTTTTCGTATTTTTCTATTATATCAAGTTTTTCTTCATATGTATAGTCATACATTTGTAGTTGTTCCCTGAGTTTTTGTTTGTCAAAATGATTTATAACCTTTTCTGGCACAGATGTTATAAAAATTGCTGCTACTGCTGTTCCTGATACAATTTTATAAATTGGAAAGTTTTTATATCCCCTTATCCACACAAAGTTCTCTTTTACTTTTTCAATGTACAATCTAACAAATTCCTTGGGACTCTTTCGCATACCTTTCCATCTTTGTTTAAGGTCTTCCCATTCTGCATCAGGATCAACATTGACTAATTTTCCACCAATTTTAGCATTCCATTTCCAAAGTTTTTTTAACATTAGTAATAATCCCACATATATGAACGATCTCCATACTCATCAGTTTTCCATAAGTCACCATCACTATCAACAAAAGTATCTTGATCAAATCCATCTGATATAAAACCAAATGGTGCCATATCCTGTTCGATTTGATTTTTCTGCTCTTCATATATTCTCTTTCTTACATCATTATCAGTCATCTCCTTAAAATAATCCTGTGCTACTAACCAAGAGAATATTACGAGACACATTGCTAAATCATCATTACAACCATCTTCTGCTTCAAATGAGTTATGTTTTTGTGCAAATGTAGTGAGTTCTGATATGATATCATAATCACAAACTAAAATTTTATCATCTTCAAGTAGTGTTTTGAGATTAGAACAACCTAATTTTTTCACTGCTGCTGTTGTCCTAACTCCAAGTTGTGATCTCTTTCCACTAAAACCAGCACCAACAACCTGACCGTTACGACCTCTTTGTGAACACATTAATAAGTTTTCATATTCCAAATCATAATTCAAAATGCTTGCTACCTGATCTCCAATATCATTTACTTCAACTAAAATGAAGGCTTTATTATATGCGTTTGCAATATCATAGATAACATTTGGAAATAACATTGGTTTGATTTCATTATTACGATACTTACCTACAACTTTGTAAGGAAACTCTGTGATATCAAATACTAAAAAAGCAGAATAATCATTACCTAAACCACGAGCAACATCAACTGTGATTAGATAATTATTATTTTTTCTTGGTGCTTCGTAAATATCAAGTCCTGCATTTCTTTGTATTGGGTCATTAAATACAAGAGTTTTTAATTTTGCTGGATTGATTAATGTATTGACAGAACCTAGAAATTCACACTCAAACTCAACTTTAAACTGTTGCTCTGATGTATTTGCAATCGTTTGTTCTTTCCAAACTTGATCACGACCTGGTACTTCAGACCAGTGAACTTCTGTTGGTACATATTCATTTTTACCTCTCTCTGCATCATGCCACATTCGGTAGAAATGATTCATACCTCGTGGTGTAGACACAATTATAACTTTTGTTTTTTGACCAGATGAAATTGTGGGATATACAGATGCAAAGAAATCATCTGCAATATGGTTTGGAATAAACGCAAACTCATCAAGGAATATCACATTATATGATCCACCTCGAACAGCAGATGATGATGTAGAGTTAGCAGATATCTTTGACCCATTCTCAATTTCTAATGAACCCTTATTCCAAGATATGATACCTTGTTGCATCCATCTTGGTAAATTTTCATATGCTAGTTGTAATCTACCTAATAAATCACGGGCTGTAGATGCCTTGTTTGCCAGTATAGCAATATTAACATTATCATTAAATATTGCATAATGTAGAAGGTATGATACAACCGTTGTCGATTTACCAGTCTGCCGAGGCATCTTGCATATATTGAAACGGTTCTCATGGAAATTTTTTATTAATTTTTTCTGGAAAGGATATTGTCTAAAAGGAACTAAACCCTCATCCAGTGATACAATTTTTATATAGTTGTTCGCAAAGTAGACAGGATCATCTTTACACTTCAAGAATTCTTGAATGTTCTCTTTCGTGAACTCAATCGGTGTATTTGCTTTTTTTAGATTAGGATTACCAAGATAAACTTCACTCATATCATACTGTTTTTACATTTTTATTAGTTTTCTTCTTTGCTTGAGGTAAAGAGAAATTAAAAGGTACAGGATATTTACTTCTAAATTTTCTATTTTCTTTTTTAATAATATCAGGTGTTCTTATAAACATTGTATCAGATTTATTGACATCAAATTGTTTTGGAGTGACTGGTTTTGAAAAACTCTCCACGAATTGTTTAAATGTTTTCATACTTTTTTAGGTGGTTGTCCAGGTTCTTGTGTATATGGCTTATCACCAGGTAAATTTTTAATTCTTTTACCTATTTTATCAAGTATTTTTTTAATTGGAATGAGTTCCTCTTGAAATTGTTTAAATGTTTTCATCAGCAGTTCCACCTTCTTAATGCTTTATTTATTCTTGAATCTGGATCTCTACTTGTCTTTGCAGAAGTTAGTTTTTTCTTCATACCTTTCATTCTTCTACAGAATGCTAATCTTCTCTTTGCAGATTTAGAACCTTTCTTTAATTTTTTAGGATCTTTTGTGACTGCAGTTTTTAATTTAGAACCAGGATTCTCACGACGATATGCTTTGACTGCTGCCTTACTCATACCATCGGTTTTATCTTTACGATTTACCTTCTGCCAATCTTCATCTAATTCTGTTCTCCAATCATAATGATCTTTCATAAAACCTTTTGATATTATTTCTTTTTTAACTTTATCCTCACTTTTTTTTGGTTTTGTTATTTTTTTTGTAAAAATCTGTTTGAGTTTTTGTGGATTACCTTGAACATTAACATCCCTCTTACCTAATCTTGCTACCGCTCTTTGATTTCTTGCAGAACTCTTTTGTGCTTGAGTTCTCTTACTTTTTCCAAAATCCATTTCATCTGCTTTTTTCCCTATCTGCAACATAGTTCCAGCACCACCAATTGTAGTCATTAATGCAGGAACTGCTTTTTTTGCAACCATTGAACCAACTTTTAATGCTACTCCAGCACCTTCACCTAAGTCTTCTCTCCAATTATAATTATCTTTAAGTGGTTTTTTAGATTTATCATTAGATAATGTTTCATTTTCATTACCTTTAGTTACACCACCTTTCTGTGAGAATTTTCTTGTTTTAGTACCAGTCTCACCTTCAATCTCTTTCTTAATTTTTTTACTCATTGGATCATTTTCAATCTCTTTGAGTTTATCCTTCACTGTTAATTTTTTATTAATTTTCTTTGGAGTAGTTTTTTTCATCAAATCAATTTGAGATTTCTTCAAAGGCACTGTCTTTACTGGTGGTAAATCATCAGTAAATGTTCCTGTTGGTCTTTTCTCAACAAATTTTTTCTTAATTGGTGTTGACGATCCACCAATATATTTGTCAAAATCAATCTTCTTCTGAAGATTTACTTTTATTGGTTTACTTAAATCTTTACCACTAGTACTTTTTATACTACTTAATTTTTTTGCAGCGACTTCATTTGCTTTTTTTGTTTGATTAATAATAGATTTAGTTTGTATATTTTTGCTTATTTCTTTACTTGCTGCATCTCTAACTGGAAATTTAATTCCTGATCCTGTTCTTTTCATTTGTGCTGCTTGTTGTCCAGTGACATCAAATGCACCTTTTACTTTTGGTGTTGTTTTTTTAATTACATCTCCAGTTACTCTCTGTGAACCTGTCTTTGTAAATGGATTTACCTTTCCTATATTTTTTAATAATTTTTTACCAAATTTAGCAATCATTCTTGTTTTAAAACCCTCATCAATAATAATATTAGATGGTGATGGTTTTAATGGTTCTGGTTTGATGATGTCTACTGCTTCAACCTCAGTATACTTAATTTCATCAACATTCCAATCTTGAATTACTAATTCACTTTCAATCGCAGTATTTTCTTCTATTTTTTTAGGTAATTTAGCATGCTTAGTTGAAGCATATTTTTCAACTTCTTTCATAGTCATACCTTCAGCAGCTTTTTTTACTTCATCTGAAGCATTTGGCATCTCACCTTTTTTGTATGCATAAACCATACCCATAAATTTTTGTTGTTGTTGAGATACTGCTGCTTCACCCATATAAGCAGTGCCATCTCCACCAGTAGGCATTTGTTGCTTTACTCTAGCAGGTTCAGTCTTCTGATTATCCTGATATACAACAGCAGGACCGTAATTAGTATTCTTTAATTTTGTTTTTTCCTGTATATTAGAAGAAGTTTCGACCTCTAACTCCTCCTTCTTAGTCTTTTTTACGCAGTTTGGATACCTCTTACCAAACATTGTCTTCATACCTTTCTTCTCATAACCTTTCCAACACTTTTCATCAAGTTCTTGTCTCCAATTGCTTTTATTCTCTTTTATCTCTTCATCCTCATGAGGAATTGTATTACCATCAGCATCTTTCTTATGGTGCTCAACTATTTCATCTCTCCAACGATGATGTGGTGTCTTGTAAACCTTTGCTTCGTATTCAACTTCTTCTTTGCGACTATTACCCCAGTTTGCAGCACCTACCTTACGACACTTGACTAATGCACCTGATGCATACGCACTTGGCCAAACTGAATATCTTGACTTAACTTTATGATAGCAAGCGTCTTTTGTTCCACTACCTTTTCCTTTCTTATCTTTAACTTCTGTTAAATCTATTTCTGCTTCTTCTGTGTCTTCTAGAAGTGTATCTCCTACAACCACACCGTTCTCTGCAAACCAACCACGATTTACTTCAACTGCATATCTTATTTTACCATCAGGATATACAGGAATCGAACTCATTGGATTTAATTCTTTGATACTTTCAATTACACCTTCTTCGTTTATGAATGCAATATCGAGAGGTATAAAAGTATTCTTCATATGGAAAGAATGACGATCAGTATTCTCAAATACAAAGAGCATACCACGATCTTTTTCCAAACTTTCACGGAACATTAGACCTAATCTAAATTCTCCATCGTTTTGTGGAACTTCAAGTTGAAGTGGTAATGAGATAAATTCTTCCTTCATTTTCTTTTTCTTTTTAGGTTTGTCAGTTGAAACATATGTTGGTTTTGCAGCACCAGATTTGGATTGCTGATTAGGATCTGCCTTTTTCTTCCTTCTTGCTGCCGATAATCTTTCTTTCTTACTCATACTTGCTCTCTTCGCAGAAGAAACACATTTAGGTGTTCCCTCACCTGGTTCATCACTGGCACAGGTTCCACCTGTAACCACGTTGACCCATCCACCTTTACCGTCTTTGGATTTAGAACCCTTAAACCATTTATGAAGTGAACCTTCTTTCATAATCTTAGGTTTCTTTCCTTCTTTTTTCATATTAATAGCAATCGCTGCTTGTTGAGCAGGACTTACTGCTTCATTCATTTTTTTAGTCTTTTTCTTCATTGAATTAATAAACTTTCGATAAATGGCAGCTTCAGCGGTTTTACCCATCACTCTCGCTCTTTGCTCCATAGCAATTGCTGCTTGAATTTTATGAGCATGTGATCGACTTGATTTCCTAATTTTTGCCACACTCGCTTTCGCTGTTGCGACATCCTTAAAACCAAGTCCATGAATAGTTCCTT